AGACGGTAGGCAAGCCGGTGGTCGCTCTGGCCGCTGACTCGCGCACCGCGATCACCACCAACGCTGCGCCGTTGTTCAGCGCAGTGCAATCCGAAGTGCCGGCTGAACTACCGGCGTGGTTATCGTAAACCCTGAAAGGTAATTGTCATGTCTGACCTCGTATTTCTGTCGAATGTTCGTCTCTCGTTTCCCCATCTGGTGGAGCCCCAGAAGCGCGTCTCACCCGAGACGGGCAAGGAGCGCCTGAGCTACTCCGGGGACTTCCTGATGGCCCCTGACCACCCGGGGTTCAAGCAGTTGATGGCCAAGATCAACGAGATGGCTCTGGCCAAGTGGAAGGAGCACGCGGGCAACGTGCTGAACCTGATCAACGCTGACCGCAAGCTGCGCTGCTACGGCGACGGCAACCAGAAGGTCAACAGCAAGACGTTCCAGCCGTACGACGGGTACGCAGGCAACGTGTACGTCACCGCCGGCCGGGACAACCCGCCGCAGATCATCCAGGCCGATGGCACGCCCGTGGACCCGACCAACACGATGGCCTACCAGGCGCTGACCCGCAAGATGTACGGCGGCTGCCGTGTCAACGTGGCGATCAAGCCCTGGCTGCAGGAGAACAAGCACGGCCGCGGCATCCGGGCCGATCTGGTGGCTGTGCAGTTCGCTGGCGACGACAAGGCGTTCGGCGAGGGCGCGGTGGATGCGTCGGGCATGTTCGGCGCTGTGGCCGGCGCTGCTGCCCCGGCACCGTCGTTCCTGCAGCCCGCTGCGGCGCAGATGCCCCTGCCTCCGTTCATGAGCGCACAGTGACACGGGTCATCTCGTGGTTCTCTTGCGGAGCCGCGAGTGCCGTGGCGACAGTGCTGGCGGCCATCAAGTACAAAGACATTGAGGCCGTCTACTGTCGCGTCGTCGAGGAGCATGAGGACAACCTACGGTTCCTCGACGATTTCACCCGCATCGTTGGCATACCCGTCAAGACCATCATCAACGAGAAATACAGCGGGTCGATTCACGATGTGTTCGTCAAGCGTGGCTACATCAAAGGCCGACACGGTGCGCCCTGCACGGTGCACTTGAAGAAGGACATGCGGCGAGATTACCAGCAGCCCGGTGACATTCAGGTGTTTGGGTACACCGTCGAGGAACAAGACCGTGCAGATCGCTTCATCGACGCCAACAACAACGTGCGCGAAGACTTCCTCTTGATTGACAACAAGATCACCAAGCAGCACTGCTACGAGTTGATTGGCAAGCTCGGCCTGAAGATGCCCGTGATGTACACCCTTGGCTACTCCAACAACAACTGCATCGGTTGTGTGAAGGGGGGGATGGGGTATTGGAACCAGATTCGCAAGGACTTCCCTGTGCAGTTTGACAAGATGGCCAAGGTCGAGCGGTTGATCGGACATGCGGTCAACAAGGACAAGAACGGTCCCATCTTCCTTGACGAGCTTGACCCCAATCGCGGGCACCGCGTCAACGATGCGCCAGCAGACTGCGGGTTCACTTGCGAGGTGTCCGCGTGAACGATTGGGTGTACGACTGCGAGACGTTCCCCAACGTCTTCACGCTGTCTGTGATGCACGTCGAGGCACCCATCAAGCTGAGGTTCGAGATCAGCGAGTGGCGCAACGAGTCCCGGCAGATTGTCGAGTTCGTGCGCTACCTCGCTGACCGCAACGCCCGCATGGCGGGGTTCAACAACATCGGCTTCGACTACCCCATCCTGCACACCCTGATGCAGATGGGGCAGTCTGACGCGCAGACGCTGTACCGCAAGGCGCAGGCCATCATCGAGCGCCAGGACGATGACGACCGCTGGCTGCACACGGTCAAGCCCAGCGACCGCATCGTGGAGCAGATCGACCTCTACAAGATCCACCACTTCGACAACAAGGCCCGCGCCACCAGCCTCAAGGCGCTGGAGTTCAACCTGCGCATGGACACCATCGAGGACTTGCCGTTCAAGGTCGGCACCACGCTGACCCGTGACCAGGTGGAGGTGCTCAAGCGCTACAACGAGCACGACGTCGAGGCCACGCGGCTCTTCTACCACCTGACCACGGACATGCTGCGGTTCCGCGAAGACCTGTGCGCCAAGTACCCGGGCAAGGACTGGCTGAACTTCAATGACACCAAGATCGGCAAGGAGTACTTCACGCTGCGCCTGGAGCAGGCCGGCGTCTCCTGCTACGACTTCGGCCCCGATGGACGCACGCCGCGGCAGACCCCTCGCCCGGTGATCCACCTGAAGGACGCCATCCTGCCGTGGATCACGTTCCAGCAGCCCGAGTTCATCCGGGTGCTGAACTGGCTCAAGGCGCAGACGATTACCGAGACCAAGGGCGTCTTCACGGATCTCACGGCCACGGTCGACGGGTTCACGTTCGTCTTCGGCCTGGGCGGCATCCACGGCTCGCTAGAGAACGTGGTGGTGGAGTCTGACGACGAGCACGTCATCATCGACCTCGACGTCACCAGCTACTACCCGAACCTGGCCATCACCAACGAGTTCCACCCCGAGCACCTGGGCAAGGACTTCGTGGCCATCTACAGCAATCTGTTCGAGCAGCGCAAGCAGTACCCCAAGAAGAGCAGCGAGAGCGCCATGCTCAAACTGGCCCTGAACGGCGTGTACGGCGACAGCAACAACAAGTTCAGCGTGTTCTACGACCCGCTGTTCACCATGTCGATCACGCTCAACGGGCAACTGCTGCTGTGCCTGCTGGCCGAGCGCCTGATGGAGATCGGCGGCCTGTCGCTGGTGCAGATCAACACCGACGGCGTCACGGTGCGCGTACCCCGCGCCCACATGCAGCGTGTGGATGAGACATGTGCATGGTGGATGCACATGACCGGGCTGAACCTAGAGCAGGTGCGCTACCGGCGCATGTACCTGCGCGACGTGAACAACTACATCGGGCAGTACGAGGACGGCACCGTCAAGCGCAAGGGCGCCTACGAGTGGAAGACCGGCTGGCACCAGAACGCTGGCGGCCTGGTGATCCCCAAGGTGGCCGAGAAGGTGCTGGTGGACGGCGCACCGATCCGCGAGACGGTGGAGAACTGGCCGCACCTGCACGACTTCATGCTGCGCATCAAGGTGCCGCGCTCCAGCTACCTGCAGTGGGGTGACCACCAAGCGCAGAACACCACCCGGTACTACGTGGCCAAGGGCGGCAAGCCGCTGACCAAGTGGATGCCGCCGCTCAAGGGCAAGACCGATTGGCGCAAGTTCGCCGTGGAGAGTGGGTGGAACGTGCAGGTGTGCAACAACATCAAGGATGTTGGGCTGCCTGTGGACTTTGACTATTACGTACAGGAGATCGAGAAACTATGCCTGGCTTTAGCGTGAACCAAGTGCAACACGGTGGCGATCACTATAAGAAGCAAGTGATCCAGTCGTGGGACTACATCGCTGCGAACAACCTCGGTTACTTCGAGGGTAACGTGGTGAAGTACGTCTCACGGTGGAAAGACAAGGGTGGTGTCGAGGACTTGCGAAAGGCTCGGCACTACATCGACAAGTTGATCGAGTTGAACATCAGCAGCATCGAGCCGCACGGGTACTGACATGCTTGAAAAGAACATCGAAGCGAAGGTCTGCGGCTACGCCCGTGAGCGCGGGCTGCTGGCCTACAAGTTCACATCGCCAGCGCACGCCGCGGTGCCTGACCGGCTGTTCGTGTTGCCCAACGGGCGCATGTTCTTCTGCGAGTTCAAGCGCCAGGGCCAGAAACCCACGCCGCCCCAGGAGCGCGAGCATCACCGGCTGAGGCAGCACAAGGTCAGCGTGTTCGTCATCGACAACGTGGACGCTGGGCTTCGCATGGTGGACGAGATGCTGACGACATGCTGATTGTGCCGATCACATTGAAAGCAGCACAGGAGTTCGTCAAGGTGCATCACCGCCACAACAAGCCCCCTGTTGGGCACAAGTTCAGCATAGGTCTGGAAACAGATTGGGGATTGTTGATCGGTGTGGTGTGTGCTGGTCGTCCGGTGGCGAGGATGTTCGACAACGGGCTGACCCTTGAGGTAAACCGAACCTGCACCTTGGGCGACAAGAACGCCAACTCGATGTTGTATGGCGCGGTGTGGCGGGCGGCCAAGGCGATGGGCTACAGGCGCTGCATCCCTTACACGACGCACGATGAGCGTGGCCCTTCACTCCGAACCCTCCGGCGGCCTCG